TTTAAGCATTAGCTGGCAGCTTGCCAGTGTTCTTGACTTAGAAGGCGTGCAATTACCACGTCGCGTAATCACGCAAAACTTTTGTCAATGGCAATATAGGGGCAGTGAGTGTGGCTACACAGGAGGTGCCGTAGCAGATGCAACTGATCGGCCTACTGGCAACATTGCCTTAGACGTTTGTGGCAAGCGGCTAGCAAGTTGTCAGTTAAGATTTGCAAATCAATCATTGCCCTTTGGCGGCTTTCCTGGAGCAAGTTTAGTCCGATGATCCCTGATGCTTTTTTGCCATTGCTTCCCCTTCTTCAGGACCATGCGCGAACTGCCATGCCTGACGAAGCTTGCGGCTTGGTCGTCAATGGAAAATATATACGGTGCAAAAATGCTCACGAAAACGCTGCTCAGTATTTTGCCATTGAAGCAAAAGATTTTATCAAAGCAGAAAAGAAAGGAGAAGTGCAATTAGTTTTTCATTCGCATACAGACTTTGCTAGTGACTTTTCTCCGCATGACATAAAAAGCTGTAAACGCTCTAATGTGCCATGGCTCATGTATGCAGTGGGGGCAAATAGCTGGAGCTATGCCGATCCAACAGGCAATGCGCCATACCTAGGGAGGCAGTGGGCCTACGGCATTTACGATTGTTATTCATTAGTACGAGATTACTATAAGAGAGAGTTTGCCATTCAGCTTGACGATTATGACAGAGGAGAAGAGTTTGAATGGACGAGTCCTGAGTGGCGCATGTTTGAAAAGAATTTTCAGGCGCAAGGCTTTGTTGACGCAGATGGCCCGGCGCAGAAAGGCGATGTGCTACTAATGCAACTGCAGGCTCAATTTGCCAATCATGTGGGAATTATTACTGAGCCCCATCGCAATATTTTTTATCAGCATTTGCTGGGTAGACTATCAGAAGAAAATATTTTTGGCGGCTACTGGGCTAAGCACACAAATCGCCTCTTGCGTCATCGGAGCATGATCTAATGCAAATGGTGGAAGTGAAACTTTTAGGAGAGCTGGGGCGTCGCTTTGGACGTTCCTATCGTTTCATGGCCAATTCGCCTAAAGATGTAATTTCTGCGTTGTCCAATCAGTTGACAGGTTTTAAGGACTACTTGACGGGAGCGCATGAAGATGGCATTGGATTTCGTCTGGTGGACGATGACGCAGATGGAATGGATTATGAAAAAGTAATGATGCCCTGCCGGCAGCTAGTAATTGCTCCTGTTATTAGTGGAGGTGGCACGCTTGGTAAAATTCTTTTGGGAGTAGCACTGGTTGCATTGGCCTTTATTCCCGGCATTGGCACGGCTACTTCAGCAGCAATCGCAGCCGGAACAGCAAAGGCAGGCTTTACTGCAATAGGGAGCTTGTTATTTGGCTTGGGCACAAGTTTAGTTCTTAGTGGTGTAGCAGCACTTCTCACTCCAGCAGTAAAAAATCCAAGCGACACAGAAAAGAAAGATAGTTTTCTATTTGACAGAGCCACTGAACTTAGTTCACAAGGCGCACCAGTGCCTATCTTGTATGGGCGCTTTTTGGCCGCCAGTCCCTTGATAATTTCATCTGCCATAACCACACAACAGGTGGCAGTGTAATGAAAGAGTATCGGCAGGAAGTTGAAGGAGGATGGACAATTGCGCTGACAGGTGCAGGCGGTGGAGGGAAAGAAGAGGTACAAAAGCCCGTTGAAGAGGCAGAAACACTACGCAGCCGATCAGAGGCCCTTTTTGTAGCTGTTCTATCGGAAGGAGAATTGCTTGGCTTTGAGCCTGGAGTGGATCCTCTCACTCGCGTTTTTCTGGACAATGTGCCCATTAAGAACCTTGACGGTAGCTTTAATTTTCCAATAGAACAAATCTTTACTGGGTCCGCAGAGTCCACTGCAGGCAAAGGCGGCTTTGTTGGTACTATTTCAGCTACCACTAGCGTCAATCGAACCAGCGCCACAGGAGCAGTAAATTCCTTGGTGGCAGACTATCGAGTGGGCACGCAAAACCAAGCGATCATGCCAGGCTTTGATGATGTAAGAGCTGAGCAGGGTGTCAATATTAAACTTACTCGCGCTTCTGGGCCAGTATCTCGCACCACAACAAGTTCATTATTTTCACGATTAAGAATAAGAATTGGCATCGGTTCGTTATTTTTTATTGACGAAGACACTGGCGATACAAGGGGGACTAGTGTTAATTTTAATGTCAAAATTCGACCAGAAGGTAGCTCAACTCCCTTTGTCAATCAAAATCAAACTATTAGAGGAAAATCAAGGGGCCCCGTTGATTTCGAATATGAATATACCATGCAAGGCACCGGACCATGGGTGGTCACCGTAGAAAGACTTACCCCTGACCCCACCACTGTAAGAATATCAGACGATCTTTATTTCAAGGCAATTGTCGGAATAATTGATAGGAGCTTTCGCTATCCCAATACTGCGCTGCTTGGGCTCAAAATTGGAGCAGAAAGTTTTAGTTCAGTGCCGCAAGTTAGCGCAGACTTAATGGGAATGAAGATGAAAATTCCTTCTAATTACAATCCATATTCAAGGCAGTATTCCGGCATCTGGGACGGCTCTTTCAAGACTGATTGGAGCAATAATCCCGCATGGGTGTTTTACGATTTGTTGACTAATACAAGATATGGCGCGGGCACTTTCATTGGGGAGGAAAACGTAGATCGCTATAGTTTGCTTCCCATTGCTCAGTATTGTGATGAATTAGTGCCCAATGGCAGAGGCGGCACTGAACCACGTTTCACCTTCAATGCTTACATCACAGACAGGGGCGAAGCTTATGACGTGTTAAATGCGCTGGCTGCTTCTTTTCGTGGAATGCTTTATTTTAGCGAAGGAAGTGTGGTGGCCATTCAAGATAAACCAAAGGCCGTAACTAAAATTTTTACTCCCGCCAACGTCATCCAGAAGACAGACGACAATGGCAATGTAACAGAGCCGCCTTTTTCTTATGAAGGCACAGCAAGGAAAGCGCGTAAAACCATAGCTCTTGTTAGCTGGAATGATCCAGATGATAATTACAAGGCAAAAATTGAATACGTGGAAGATCGTGAAGGCTTAGAGCGTTATGGTTATCACGAAATAGAAGTGCGAGCTTTTGGCACCACTTCCCAGGGGCAGGCTCAACGCATTGGACGATGGATCCTTCTAACGGATCAACTAGAAACTGAAATGGTTACTTTTAAAGTGGCCACTGAAGGCTTCTTTGTCCTGCCTGGAGAAGTCATAGGCATTTCCGATCCCGCTAAAGGAGGAAAGCGCTATGGCGGAAGAGTGGCAAGTGGCAGTTCTTCTTCTAGCGTTATTATTGACGCCCCATTCACCATTGTCGGTGGAGCCTCCTACGTTCTTTCCGTCACTCTTTCCGATGGCAGCGTCCAAACACAAAGCGTTGTGAATGGTGCTGGCGCTACAAGCACCATAAGCGTGTCTCCTGCATTTTCCTCTGCGCCCGAAGCAGGGGCAGTGTGGGTGTTGCAAGAGAATGGCATTGGCCGCAGAAGGTTTAGAGTGATTTCCGTGAATGAGGACGATGGCGTGGTGACAATATTGGCTTCCCTTTATGAGGGAACCAAATTTTCGCTAGCAGACAATTCAACAATATTGAGCGCCAAACGTGTTTCCACTGGAGCCAATCTTGTGGTGCCTCGCGTGAGTGGTGGCAGCATTATCTTGGGGGCACCTAGCTAATGAGCTATAACGAAATTGCCTGGAACTATCCAAAGTATTCTGGCTATTCCATTTTGAATGCAGCCGTGCATCCCGTGGTTGCATGGAATCCGCTGCAAAATAATCCCTTGATACAAGCCTTTGAGGTGTGGTATCTGGATACGCAAGATAATTTATGGATTCAAATTGGCACGACCACAGCGGATTACATTCGTTTCCCAGCGGATCAATACAATGCCGAAGCCGTCTATCAAATTAGAATCGCTACAATTGGTGTTAATGGCAGGCGTTCTCCATTTGCTTATAGTACAGTAGTGCTTTCTAGTCCATTGGCCTTTAATTTTACCACTGCCCAGACGGTAAGATTAGTCAATGGCGCGGAAGTGCCCAATCAACGATTTTTATTCCTGGTTCTTTGACACATGGCTAATCTTTACGGACTGGACGCTGCTGGTAATGCCGCTTATATACGCAGCACAGGCGCTGGTTCAGTGGGTGACCCGTATGTGGTGCAGAATGATGCCTTTACAAGCGACCTGTTGAGCGCGTTCGTCTCAGCTAGTGGCAACGCTGATGTGGTGGCCGCTGTGAGCAGCGACAAGCTGCGCGTAATGGCAGTGACCATCACTACGCTGTCGGGCTGCACTGTGAAGCTTCAAAGCGGGGGGTCAACGGATAAGACGCCTCCATTCCATTTAGCTGCCAATGGCAACTTGACGCAAGCCAATAGCTTGGGCTTGTTTGAAAGCAATGGCGGTGAAAAGCTAAATGCCGTGGTTAGTGGCTCTACTGTTTATACAGTCATGCTTTCCTATCGTCAAGTTCCCACATGAGCACTTTTCTTGCCACTTCCATTGCTCCTAGTCTGGATATTACGCTTTTGCGGAGAGACTTTTTTGATGGATTTAGCTTGCTTTTGCTAGATGCCAACGGCGATCCTTTTGATTTGTCAGAGGTGCAAGTGTGCGCGTCAGTATGGAAAACTGGCACTGATGGCACTGTAAGTGAAATCCTACCTTGGAACATTGAAGAACAAGAGCCTTTGAATGCAGGGCGAGTGCGCTTTTGGCTCACTTCTTCTCAGACTGGCACTTTATGGGACGCAGTCCAAGACATTCAAACCAGCAATGTATTCTTCCCCAACGCATATACAAACAATGTAAGGTCGTCATTATTTTGGGAAGCCCGTATTGAACGAGAAGAAGAACTCACTGATTTAGTAACTGTTAGCGGAGGCACTTTTGTCACGCAGCTTAATCATACGCTTGCGGCTACTGAACGAGTGATATTTCGCGACACAAGTGAAGCCTCTATTAATTACAACAACACTTCAGCTCGCATTTATAGTGGTTTAACTAATATTTCCTATCAACCGCCATATGGATTTCGCATTGCCACTCTTTCTGGCGTAACTAACGCCGCTGTTGGTGGAAGTGTCTATAGACTAAAGCAAGATACGGTGGTTGTTGGAACAGTCCAAGTGGGTTCCACAATTGCCAACTGTTTTCCTTGACCCATGGCTGAATTAAAAGAAGGCGTAGCAGTTGTCACAGTAGGGCGCACTGCTCCTATTCCTCCTGGCCCACAACTGGCCAAGGATAGCCTTCCCGTGGTGATTGCCAGCGATCAGGAAGCAGTGCCTGTAGAGGTGCAAAACCAGCAAATCAGCGAAGTAAGCTTGAGCTTGCTTGGTATTCCCAGGGCTGAAGTGGCTCTTGGCATCTTTGCTGATGTTACCACCTATGCCATCAACCCTAATGAATGGGCCAGTGAAGGCACTGGCACCACCACTCATATTCCCACTGAAAGTGCTGCGGAAGTTAGTCTTGGCACGGGTTCTACTAATGCGTATCAAATTTTAGGAAGCAAGCGTTTCTTTCGTTACCAGCCAGGGCGCGTTAGTGCTGCCACTTTCGGTACACGAGTGAACATTACTACTGATCGCACTGATGTTAAAAAATTTGGTGCATTCGACAAGCGAGATGGTTATTACCTAGAAGTGCAAGGTGGCGGACAAACTGCCATTGGAGATAAAGAGTTTAATTTATATGCAGTGAGGCGGACAAGTGCGATGGAAAGCGATGAGCCTGGCATTCGCACTGCCAATGTAAGCGATGGAGATAGAGGTACTGCAGGCACGGACCTAGTGATTGTACGTGCTGGTCTTACTTACATTCATGCTGCATTGTTTGATTTAAGCTTGCAAGGCGTGGGCAATAGCATTGGCGGCAATGCTTCTTCTGACGGTTCTGGGACGGTGACTGCAGCATTCATCACTGTGCCCAATGCCTATCGTTACACCTATGAATATCGAGTGCCTCGTAAGTTCTTTAGTCATGATCGCCTTGATGCTGAAACTCGCACTCAGTATTATTCAGACCGCACACCTGGACGCAATAGTTTCACGGTAACCATTGGCGGCACTGCAGGATCGCCTAACGTTTCCTATGGTAATTCCTCTGTGGTACTGGATGACGCAGACAACATTGCCACTCGTGAAAGTGTATGGAACATTGACTTTTCAAAAGTGACAATGTTCAAAATTGAATATAGCTGGTATGGTGCCGTCGGAGGCCATTTTCTTGCCTATGTGCCTGATGCCACCACTGCAGGAGAAGCACGATGGGTGAGAATGCACCACTTGCGGGCTTCTAATCAACTGACCAGTCCAAGCCTTGGTAATCCTACGCTGCCCATTTCCTACCTAGTGCAGAAAGGCACCAGCGGCAATGAAAATTCTCTGTATAAATACGGGGCTTCTTATTACATTGATGGTGGAGACAAAGGCACCATCACGGCACGTAGCGCAAGTAATGCCGCAGATCGCTCTGTAACTGTTTCTGGTTCAATGCTGCTTGGTTTGCGCACTAAAGAAACCGTAGGAGCTAGTTCTATTCGCAATCGAATGCAAGTGTACCCCACGCGACTTGGCATTGGCACCAGCGCTCGTGGCGTGATCAAGCTTATCAAGAATCCTACTGTTGTATCAGGCACGCCTTCGTTTACTTCCGCTGATTCGCTTTCCCCCATTGAATTTACCACTAGCAGCGGCGTTGTTACAATTTCTGGCGGCATTACTGTTGCTACTTTCTTCGTCGGTGAAGGAGGAGTGGATATTGACCTAGCGCCTTATTTTGGCTATAACAAAGATTATCTTTCTTATCCATTGACTGCCGTTTCTGGAGATGCTTTGTATGTTTTTGCACAGTCTTCATCGGGCAGCATTAATGCCAGTGCTTCATTGACGTGGGAAGAGCAAGTATAAAGGAGCAAATGCATGACAAGCTCTTTTGCAGATAATTTAAGTGGCTACTATCAAGTGCCAGAAGATGCTACTGGCGCCGAGGAAGTGCTGGTCAATGCAGACCTTATTGATTTTGGCACGGGCGCCAATTTAATTGATCCTGCCAATGAAGAGAATTTAACTGGCGAAACTTTTGAAAGCCGCGTGTTGTCAGACGGCAATAATATCACTTCCTTGCTGGTTACTAACAAATCACCAGTGGGAGTAAATGTTACTAATAGGCAGCAAAGCGAAGTGGAAACTAGCTTGCTGGGCGTACAAAAATCAGAAGTGGCTCTTGGGCTTCTAGAGAATGTCAATATTTATGGCATCAATCGCAAAGAATGGACCGAGGATCCTAAGGGTGGATTTGGCTACACTTATTTTTTCGACCCATCGGACTGGACCTTTCGGGACGACTTCGGCAACTTTACGAGGCACTTGCCCGCCGAGAGCGCCATTCAGGCTTATTGCTACCCGCCTCCCACTAGCTTTGCTTATTCAGTTGATGACAATAGCGGGCGCTTCCCTGGGGGTTTTACCAATGGCGTGATGAATGCTTTTTGGGAAACCAAGCGAACCTTTCGTTATCAGCCTGGTCGCGTAAGTGGCTTTACCTTCGGCACTCGCATGTCCACGGGAAGCGGCTACGAAGGAGAGCTAGTGCAATGGGGGTGCAGAAATGATTATGGCGATGGTTATTATTTTCAACTAGAAAAAGGTACTGATTTATTTATTATTTACCGTCGCTTTAATCCTTTCACAGACGCGATAGAGGAAATTAAATTTGCACAAAGCGACTGGAATGGCGATCAAGTGAGTTTGGGCGCTAGTGCCACTGGCTGGGTGTTGGACTTGTCAAAGGTGACAATGTTCAAGATTGAATTTAGCTGGTACGGTGCAGTGGGCGCTAAATTTTTAGCCTTTGTGCCAGTGGGCAATGGAGAAGCACGATGGGTAAAGCTTCATTATGTGCTCATTGAAAATCAGCTTGAATTTCCAAGTTTGCGCAGTGCATTTATGAAGATGTTTGTGCAAGCGCGAAATACAGCGGGAGCACAATCCCCTGCTTTTATCAACCTTTACGGCAGTAGTGTTTACATTGATGGCGGCGACAAGGGTACCGTCACTCTTGGCAGTGCAGCTCTAGACGTAGCAAAAAATATTGATAGCACGGGACGCAGTATCCTTGGCCTGCAAGTAAAGGGCAGCATTAATAATGTGGACAATCAAAAAGCCATTTACCCTGTGGTGTTGGCTGCATTTTCTTCAGTGCCAGCTCGTTTTGATTTGGTGCTTCAAGGTAATGGCACGGGAGCAGGAGAAAGTTATTTCTATGGCAACGGCACTGATTTAACGAGGGGCGCTAGTAGTCCATTGGCTGTGACGAGGGTGGGAGACAATGTGCTCACAGGCTCATTCCCCGACTTAGCAGCAGAACTAAGCGGCTCTACTGATTATTTAACGGGGCGGCGTGTAAGGGTTACTGGCACCAATATTTTTAACACGCACGTCGTTGCTGCTACAGTCGGTCAAATCACTACTGACAGAGCCATTCCTGCTGGCACCACTTCTATTCGTTTGTCACGCTTTGATGCCTATGCAGTGGCCAGCGGCGTCATCCCTAGCGGCGTAGTTAGTGGCACTGTGTTTTATAATACTGGCGGCGGGCAATGGCGCCTCGGAGCATGGACGCAAAGCAGCGGACAGCCCTATTCTGCCTCGGAAGACATTGCATGGTTTGCTAGTAAATTTACAGGCTTAAACTTTGACAGAAATGGCAATATAACAGGCGAACAAGTATTGCCTTTTGAACCATATAGGCAAGCTTCTTTTTCCATTACTTTTCCTAGCGGCACCTCCAACACTCTTCTTTCTATTGGAGGACGTTCCGTTACGCTTACTGGTATCACTTCACCATGGCCTATTTCCTTGGTGGCGGAAGTCATGGACAGTTCGCAGCTTAATGACGTGGTGGTGGTTCTTGGCACGGCAGATGAGCGCATTGTTCCTGGTAGCGGCGTAACAAATGCAATCTCTCAATGGAACGCCACTAGCGGCTTGTCTCAAGACTCATCCAGTGCGGGCGGAGTCAGCTACGTTGCAAACAAGTTTGAAGCATCATCTTCCGACCCATTGTCTGCAGTTCTTGTTGACACGCAAGGTTATCGCACGCTAAAAAGTGCTCAGCGCGTGGCCACTTATTTCTTGGGAAGCGGAGAAACTAAACAGTTTGATCTCAGTAATCTATTCGGCCCTGATAAGATGTTTATTACTGGCCGTCCTGGTACAGTGTTCAATAGTGGTGCATTATTTGTGGTGGCAACTGCTAGAACATCGAGTGGAGTTGCAAGTGCCACTCTGAACTGGGAGGAACAATAATGGCATTACCTGGACTCGTCGCCGCAAGAAATCTTGCTGACACGGAGAATAAGGAAACAGTTTGGGATAACTTAGGGGCATCAGTAACCGCCACTATTTCTGGCGCAAGCGTTTCAATTGCCATTAAGGGCAGTGATGTTCTTGCGCTGACAGGGGTACAGGCAGCCTCCACTGCTGATTTCGTGAGGATCAAGGGTCTTACAGCTTTAGCGCAACCACGCATCACTGCAGCCGCAGCAAACGCTGCCTCAGGAACAGTATTGCGCGACAATGCCTTATTAAAAGCTTCTCCCGTGTCAGAAGGCGATTATTCCATCTCAAGAGGCATTCTTGACGGTCAGTCTTTACGAGTGAATGGCTTAAACGTTGCGAGCATTTCTGGAAGTGCTTTTTCTGGTAGTACTGCCTCCTCCCCACTGCTTATTTCTTTCTTTGCGGCGCCAACTAATTTGCGCATTAATAATGCCATGGCATCGGGCACATTAGCTTCTCCAGAGAAAGCTATTCCCGTTGAAACTGATCAGTTTATTCTTTATGCAAAAGCGGGGCAAGGCTAATGGTGCAGCAATTTGGCTTTCGCGCTTCCAATAGTTTGTCAGAAATAGAAAGCCGTAATGCTTGTTGGGACAACTTAGGCATCACCAGGAATGATTTGCCGCTGCTGGTAGGGACCAGTGCCGCAGGCGTGACAAGTGCTGACTATCAAGCAATTATTGGCTTGACAGGCATTCTTGAAAATCAAATTGTCGCCACTGTGTCAGGCGCAAGCAGCACGCTTTCCATCCTGCAGGGCAAAATTTCAAAGAATGGTGATTCGGGCATTGGCTCATTGCTTGCCGCCATTGTTAGTAATGATAGGCCGTATGCAGATTCTGCTAATAGCATTTACGGGCCGTCCATTGATTCTTTCTTTTCACCAGCAAATGCCTCAGGATTTGTTAGTGGCGCTGAATATAGGTTAGGTCCAGTTGTTACCACTACTAGTACAATTAGCGGCTTTAATTACAACGGCATTGCTCCTTCTTGGAATGATTATTACGCCAAGTACAAGCAATATCTAGGTATTCAGGAGCAACCTTCATGGACACAGCGTCGTAGCCCCTTGTATTTGGCGCCACCATCGCAATTTGCTGGCAATGCCTTGTGGCTTGATAGTGAATTTAGTACTTTCGTGGAAGGTGGTAGTGGCATTAGACAATGGCGAGATGTGTTGGGGCGCGGTACGGCCATTCAAGAAACCACTGCTAATCAGCCCACTCTCGTGCCGAATAGGCTCAATGGCAAGCCAGGTATTGTCTTCGATGGCAGTAATGATTTCCTTAGTTTTGGCAATATTGGAGGACTATTTCCAACAGCCGCCACTTTTGTTGTTGCATTTACCATTGGCGAGCCTGGAGCACGAGGGGACAGTGATTACAACATCCTTGGTTCGTTAAATAATACGGGCAATCGCTGGAGGGACGCAACGGGCGCTGGTGCTTTTGGTCTATTTACGAGCACGCTTCAAAGCGGCTTTCCTGAGCTGATGCCAGCTAATGGCACCTATGTGATGACAGTGCAAGCCAGTCAAGCACTGGGGCTTTCCATTCGCATTAATAGCCTGCAAACTGGCATTAGGAGCAATCGTTTTGTTACCAACATTACTTACGACCCTGGCACTGCCTACGTAGTGGGAGCCAATGCCAATGCCACTGGAGGCTTTTTTGGTGGCACCTTATATTCCATGGCTTTCTTTAATAGGATTCTGTCAGAGAAAGAGCTACGAAGCATCGAAGAATATTTTGCTTGGCGCTATGATTATGTTTACGATCCTGATCGTTCTCAGACGATAGACTTGGAGGACAGTAACTCTTTGGACACTGAGGGCGGCGTTGCCTTCGTTCTTGGCTAATCATGACAAAAATTTCGCAGCTTTCTGACATTGGGTCTTCACTAAACGCAGCAGATGCGTTTGTCATTCAGACACCAGGCGATGTTGTTACACCTAACAAGAAGGTGACAGTGAGTGGGCTCACCGCTTACTTGGGAGTACAGGTTAGTCCATTTTATACGGACATTATGGTGAACACTACGCCATTCATTTGGAACCAAAGCAATGATGAATACTACGAATACCGCAACACGCTAAACGTTGCAGAATTTACCAACCCTACGAATGCAGGAGGTGGTTATACAACACAGCCCGATTTGCGCGTACATAGCTCCATGCGGCGCGTGGGGGTACATGCCAGTGGTTTTGTTAACTATCACCTCGATGGCGAAGATAGTACGTTCTTGGCTGGCGACTGGCTCAAGATTTACGAAGGGGAAAATAAAGCAGGCAATGGCACCACTAATAATTACATTCGCGCTGACTTAAGCGCATGGGCAAGCGGCACTGTTTATAGCTTGCGGAATCGCGTGACTCATGCTGGAGCAGTGTGGGAGTGCATTGTGCCTGTTGTTAGCGGCGTAGCCCCTGCCAATGGCATTGTTACTGCTACGGGCATTATTAACACTGCTGCAAGCGGCAATGTGATGGTGGAAATTCCTGAGTTCTTTGTCCGCATTGACTGGAATGATGGCTTGGGCTGGAAAAACGTGGCGGGGGCCGATGTGGATGGAGAATACAAGCTTCTTTCGCCATCGGGCCTTTCTGCTATTGATCCATTGCGCGTTTATTACGTGCTGCCCAAAGCACAATATGACACGCTTGGCGCAGGAGAGCAGGATAAGTGGATTAGACACCCAGCGTTTTGGGCCAGTGGAGACACCACTGCAGATTGCACTGTATATATTGATGGCACTAATCCAACTGTTTTTGAACCATCGCCTTACACGAGCCTGCGGGACGCTAGTGGCGTGACGAGGGTTTGGGACGGGAGCGCGTTCGGTTATTACACAAGTAGCGGCACGGCTACGACGATTAGCGGCTTTAATGCTGCGACGGCCATTCGCCATCGTTACATCGCTGCTTATCAGGGCACCACTGACGGCACCAAGCTTCAAAGCATTACGGCTTCTGGCGTCTACACCTCCCACACTCGTGCTACGGGCCTGACTAGGGCTCGTGCCATTGCTTCTGGCTGGGCCAATGGTGACTATGCGCTGTGGAATGCTTGTCAGCTTTTGACGGCCATGGAATATCGTAATTTCTTCATTCAAGACCCTACGGTTGGCATTGGCAGGGGGCGTGATAATTACAACGCACTGGCTGGTTATCGCGATTATCAACTTGGCATTCTCAATGACAAGGGCAATCGCACGTTTAACAATACGACTGATGGGCGTAATTCAACGGCGGGGTCTGATGATCTTGCAGCCATGCAATGGCGCGGGGTGGAACATTATTACGCAGGCACGTGGCGCTGGGTGCATGGCATAAATATCAATGCAGGTGCCAATGGTCAAATTTACCTTGCTTTGAATCCCAACAACTTTGCAGATAGTACAACTACAAATTTTGTTGATACTAATAATCAAGTGAGCACAGCCTCGGATGGTCAGTACATTGGTGGTTTTAGAGATGACGCGGGGCTTTTCTTCTTTCCCGACGAAGGTGGCACTACCACTACTTTTGTCACTGACATTAGATACGGCACTTACGGCACCTCGGGGTGGCGGGTGCTCATTGTCGGAGGTAACTCGTTTTATGGGGCGGGGTGCGGTCCGTGGGCTTTCCCTTCCAATCGTGGCCCCGCTGGCACTGACGCTGGTAGTGGCTCCCTCCTTTCGCGCTGACGCGAGGGGCTATAGTAGAGGAGCGATTACATCGCAGGCGGCTAGTTATGGGGTGGCGAGTGCTCAATGTCGGAGGTAACTCGAATAATGAGGCGGAGTGCGGTCCGTGGAATTTCAATTCCAATAATGACCCCGCTAACACTAACGATAATAATGGCTCCCTCCTTTCGCACTTCCTGAGCAACAATTCATTCTGCTAACGATCATTTCCGTTAATATTGTGTTGACTATTCGCCTCGCCTACAGCCTTTATGCTTTAGGGGAAATCTAAGTCTGCTGTTCGGGAATTTCCCGCACCGCTAGTAGGGGCT